TGAGTTCCACGGGCAGACGGAGCCGCAACAAGGGTAAACGGGGAGAGCGTGAAGTATCCTCATTGTTCCGTGCGGCTGGCTGGGACGCTCGGCGTGCCCAGCAGTTCTGCGGCTTCCCGGATGGCGGGGCTAGTGACGTACTGGTCGACTGCCCGCACTGGGTCTTCCACACCGAGGTCAAATACGTCCAGCAAACGGACGTCTATGGATGGATGCGCCAAGCCGTGGCCGACGCCCGGGACGGGAAAGTCCCGGTGGTCGTCCACCGAAGAAACAACGAAAGCTGGCATGTAACCATGAGGATTTCCGACTGGCTGGAGCTTGTACGCCAAGCTCTGCCCTACTCACCGGCCCAAAATGTAGTGCAATGCAAAGGAATCTTTCACACCACTTCAACCACGCAGACAGTAACCCCAACCTACACGAAAGGACACGAAACCACATGAATGGACTAGTACTCAGCGAGAAACCCCAAACCGAAAGAAAGGTCGTCGAGGCGGGAGCCCAGCCGGCCTACATCACGGAGATCATCCACCTCGGCACCCACGTCAACCAGTTCGACGACAACCTCAAAAAGGTCAAAAAGCTGCGGATTGTGGCTGAGCTGCCCAACGAGACCCTCGAGGTCGAGGAGCAGGTCAACGGCGGACCGGTGACCAAGAAGCAGGTGCCAATGGTCATCGGCCAGGACTACACCGCCTCAATCGGGCCCAAGGCCAAGCTGCGCCAGTTGCTGGAGGGCATCGAGGGCCGGGCCCTGACCGGCAAGGAGCTGGCCGAACTGGACCTGAGGAAGTACCTGGGCCGGTCCTGCCTGCTCAACATCCAGCACGCGGTCTCCAAGACCAGCGGCAAAACCTACGCCCGGATCACCGGCGCGGCCAAGATCCCCAAGGGCTTTGCCAAGATCCCGGAAAGGGTCAATCCGCTGGTGTCTTACGACATCTCGGAAAAGGAGGGCGGTGCCTTCAAGGACTTCCCCGCCTGGCTCCAGGACCGCATCCGGGCCTCGGACGAGTTCGGCAACCAGAAGACGGCCGCCAACAACGACGGGATGCCCTTCTAATGAGCCTCGTCCTAGAACATAAAGAAGAGGCACCGGCCAAGCTGGTGACCGCGGACCAGAGCGCGCACTGGTACTCAACGGACGGCGAGCCGTACCACACGGTGCCGGACGCCAACGGCAACCCGAGGTCAACCACCCTGCGCGACGTGAGGAAGCTGGAGAAGGATGGCGTGCACCTCCTTCCCAGCGTCACCTCGGTGATGCAGGTCCTCGACAAGCCCGACCTCCAGGCATGGAAACAGAACCAGATCCTGATTGCCGCGGACAACAATCCACGGCAACCCGGAGAGTCGATCGAGGACTGGGCAGCCAAGGTGCTGGAAGAGAGCAGATCGATCACCAAGGCCGCGGCCGAGTTCGGAAGCCGCATGCACGAGGTGCAGGAAATGATCCTTGAGGCAATGAGGGACGGTTCCCGGGTGGAGGTCGTATGAGCGACAAGGTCAAACGAATCAGCGTGGAAAAGGATCTGCTGCCATTCGCCAGACAACTGGCGGACAAGCTGAACGCGATCGTGGTGGAAACCAAGTGGACCGAAAAGGTGTTGGTCGGGCCTGGTTATGCCGGCCGGGCCGATGCCCTGTTCGACCACACCGACCACGGGACGGTCCTGGCCGATCTGAAGAATCGGAGCTGGGACCCGGATAGTTCCAGAAAACCCGTGTACCCGACCGATGCGATGCAGTTGTCAGCGTATCGTTTGGCACTGGGAAAAAACGTCAACTGCATCTCCATCGTCTGCTCCAGCAAAAAGCCTGCGGCACCATTCATCCACGTCTGGTCGGACAAGGAACTCGACGAGGCCCTCGACGCGTTCCACCTGTGCCAAAAGCTGTGGTGCTGGACCAAGAAGTTCACGCCCAAGGGGACGGCCAAATGAGCACGCTCGAGGCGCTGGAGGAACTGAAAGGCCGGTTGTCCTCCCTCAAGGACGACCTCAACAAGATCTGCGACGGGCAGAAGAATTCCGGCTGGCAGTCGGAAGGCTTTAGCACCCCGCAGATCGACGACGTGGCCGAGGCGGCCGCCGCCGCCATCCGCAAGGTGATGGGCAAGGGCTCGACCAAGTCGGCCTATGGGGAGTGGTTCCACCGGGACTCGCTCCGCTACAACTCCGACCGGGTCATAAGCCACACCATCCGCGTGATGCAGCAGGTGGAGGGCAGTGTCGGCTCGCCGGACGGCAAGGGCGAAACCGAGCGCGACCACGCCGAGCGGGCTTTATGCCGGGCCGCCTTCGTCTTGTTCAAACTCCAGGAGGGACAAACCAAATGACCGAAAAACTCATCGAATTCGCCATCCTGTTTATGGTGATGACCGCATGGGCCACCGTCCTCGGCGTGACCGGGGCGCTGGTCCTGCGCTTCGCCAACTGGGTGGCGGGTCTTATTGACCGAAAGTAGCCCAAGGCAAACGTGGAAACGTACGGCAGTTCCGTCCACATCGGACCCCAGAGCCTGGAGTGGAACGACCCGCTGGCGGCCTTCACCACGGCCGACCCCGGGACCCGCATCGAGAGGGTGATGGAGTACCTCTCCTGGGAGAACTACCGGCTGCACCAAATCATCAACCGACTCATGGAGGAGCGATTCAATGTTTGAAAAAATCTGCGCAGTCATATCCATTGGCTTGGTCATCTGGGGAGTGTGGATCCTGATTGAAATGGTTGTGAGGAGACTGGACCGATGATCCGCAACCTCGACCTGGAACGGCCCACGCTCCGCAAGGAGCTGGGCCGGATCGGGAAGGAGCAGTGGGCCAAGTCCATGGTCTGGCTGGGGCAGAACCTTGGATCCATTCATGTGGTCGTGGACAACCGCCGGCTTAAGGAGCACGACTCGCTCCGCGGGTATAACCTGAAATTTGGTCATGTGGAGACGGGCAGATGAAATACCTTTCCGTCTGCTCCGGCATCGAGGCCGCCAGCGTGGCGTGGGAGCCCTTGGGCTGGACCCCGCTCGCCTTTTCAGAAATCGAACCATTCCCGGCCGCTGTGCTCAAGCATCACTGGCCGGAGGTTCCCAACCATGGAGACATGACCAAATATGAACAGTGGAACATACCAGGCGGAACAGTTGACCTTCTCGTTGGAGGAACCCCCTGCCAGTCCTTCAGCGTTGCAGGACTGCGCAAGGGGCTCGACGACCCCCGCGGCGGACTCATGCTTACATTCCTTAAAATCGCTCAACGTTTTCAACCTCGATGGATTGTCTGGGAAAATGTCCCTGGCGTTCTGTCCAGCAACGGAGGAAGGGACTTTGGCTCCTTCCTCGGGGCGCTGGGGGAGCTGGGGTATGGGTGGGCCTACCGGGTCCTGGACGCTCAGTGGTTCGGAGTGGCCCAGCGACGCCGCCGTGTGTTCGTTGTCGGATGTCTTGGAGACGGGGCCGCTGCCGCCAAGGTTCTATTTGAGTCCGAAAGCGTGCGCCGGGATTCTCCGCCGAGCCGAGAAAAGGGGAAAGGAGTTGCCGCCAATGTTGCACCAAGCCTTACAGCAAGCAACGACCCCAGCCGAAGCCCCCAGTCTAGCGAAGTAACTAGGCAAGTTGCCGCCGTGCAACAGGCCATTGCGGAACGAGAAGTAGTCGGCTGCTTGAGCGACGGGGCGCACATGGGGGGGGGGGCTTAACGGACAGGACGCTTACACCGGAAGAATCATGGCCTGCAAACCTAGCGGAGACACTTATGGCAACTGACCACAAGGGACCCGGACACAACCGGGATCATAACTTTGTTACAGAACCAATCGTGATTGATCGTGCGGCTTTTAATCAAGGCGAAAAGGGCAAGGGTGGATCAATTTTACCCAAAAAAACCATGGACCCATTAGTTGCCTCTGGTCCTCACGCCGTCCTCTACGAAAACCACCCCAACGACAGCCGCGTGACCGGCCCGCACGAAGTTGCCCCGGCTTGCGTTTCAAGGTTTGGGACCGGTGGTGGCAATGTGCCGTTGGTGCAGGAGGCGGTTCCAGTAAATATTTATGGCGGAAACAAAAGAAAAGACAGACCCAATGGCGGCTTCTATGCAAATGTCGGAGAGGAAACCAGCAAGACCCTAGATTCTGCTAGTGGTCTTAACCCAGCGTGCAACCAAGGCGGGACTGCCGTGGTTCAGGAGGCGGTGGCCTTTTCGGCCAAGGACAATCTATCCGATGTAACCACGGAGGTTTCGCCAACCCTGCGAGCGCAAAACTCCGTTAAGGGAAACCAGAACAGCTCGTGGAATGTTGCGGTTGCCTTCCAAGAATCTGAACTTCGGCTAACTGGAAAGATTACAGAGCAGAAGGTCGTGCCAACCCTAAAGGCCGGAACAAAGGGTGGGGATACTGAACCGAGGGTGGTTGCGTTTGAGCCTGGCATCGCCGCAAGAGAGGGCAACGAAAGCAGATTTGTTGAGGAAATGTCTCCCACGCTGCGGAAGGATATGGGGGATAATCAAGTGGCCACAATAGACAGTCGCATGGCCGTCCGCCGCCTTACTCCGAAAGAATGCGAAAGGCTTCAGGGCTTTCCCGATGACCACACCTTAATCGTTTGGCGCGGAAAGCCAGCCGATCAATGCCCGGATGGGCCAAGGTACAAGGCTTTGGGCAACTCAATGGCCGTGCCGTGCATGGCTTGGATTGGGAAGAGGATTGCCAAAGTTGTAGCTCAAGGCAACCAGAAAAAAGACAGATGAAGTCCGCCACCCCGATCGGCTTCCGGTCCGAGACGACCGGGCACATGACCCCGTTCATGTGGGGCGGCAAGCACTACTACTCGACCGCCATCCTGGTCTTCTGGATGCGGGACGGGGAGATCGAGGAAGCCGAGGCCGACGAGGTCGAGATCTGGAGCGAGCTGGGCCGGGTGGTCCGGCCGGGTCCGATGCTGATGGCCGAAGCCAAGAAGGTGCTCTGCGCCGACCCCAAACTGCGGGAACGCGCCCGCACATTGTACGCACAATGAAGCTGGCCCTTGCGCTCCTCTGCTACTGGCTGGGTGACCTCTGGTCCAACACGTTCCTGCGGCTGGGCTGGGGCTACCGGATTTACAACGCGCTGATGGGCTGGTCGCTCAAGTTCGACCCCAAAAACCAAATCTGGAAGGAAGTATGAAAAGACAAATCGCCACCATCTCGGAAAACCTTGGTCCCTGGTTTGAAAAACATTCCCTTCCCCGCATGCAGGACGCGGCCAAACGCTGGGAGGCCGAGCTGTCGGTGGTCACGCCCAAGCAAAGGATGGGCGTGCTTGGCCAGATGCTTATGTCGGAAATCGCCCAGCAGGCGGACCGCACCCTCTACGTCGATGCCGACTGCCTGATCTCCCGGGAGGCCCCGGACCCGTTCAAGGAATTCCCGGCCGGGCACATGTATGCGGCCATGGATTCCAAGCCCAACGACTTCCTGTGCTTCCACCGAGCCGGGGACATCATCTCGATCCAGGCGATCCTTGGCTCGATCAAGTGGGGCGCGACCTACTTCAATGCAGGCGTCGTCCTCTGCGACCGCCAGCATGCCGGTGCCTGGGCCGACTTTTGCCTACTACCCCTCGCCTTCCAAGGTCAGACCTTCATCAACTACCGTGCTCGCAAGCTGGGCTACAAGCTGGTCGAGCTGCCCCGGGCCTGGAACGCGATGGAGATCAACACGCCAGAACACCTCGAGCACTGGGAGGAAGCCCACATCGTCCACGCGGCCGGCATTTACGACAAGAGGCGCGAGGAGTGGATGGAGAAGGTGGACAAGATCGTGCCATGAGGATCATTCGGCTCAACGACCCGATGATGCTCGACGAGCGTCTGCACCACCCGCACGAGACCTATGTGGTGCCCGACGAGGTCAAGGGTCTGCCCGGGACCGGGGCCAATGCCTACTTCCTCCAGTACCGGGTCGGATGCGCCACCGGAGGACATGCATGCATCTACCGGGGCGGGGCGATCGGGGACCAGTTCATCTGCATGGGCGTGGCCAATGCCATGGCCCACTACGAGGGCGAGGGCAGGATCGACGCCTACGTCCCGGCCCGGCATCTCGGTCTTTGGGAGGGCTTAAGCGGAGTGCGGGCGATGCCGCTGGCCCCGACGCTGGACACCTGGAAGGGATACCGCGGACACGTCCCCCTCGACGACATTCTCTCCAAGACAGCCGACCTCAACGGTAACGTCTACGACCACGTCTACCAGAGCTGGGGCGTCGAGGTGGATGATGAGTTTCGAAAACCCTTCGTCAAGCTGCTGGAAAAGGATCAGCACGAGCTGGGTGCAATCGGCTTTAAGGTCAACTCCCCTTATCTGCTCTACGGGGTTCACGCTTCCGGCCTCTACAAGTCCTACCCGGTCTACCAGGCCGGGCTCTTCATCAAGGCATTCCTCAAGGCCAACCCGGACTGGACGGTCGTGGCCGTGGGCAACGACGACCCGCCCATCTCGGTGACGCACCAGCGTCTCATCAACCTACAAGGCAAGACCCGGTCCATCCGTTCGCTGGTCTTTCTCGCCGCCCATGCCGGCTGCGTGGTCACGCCGGAGTCGGCCCTGCTTCATATCTCGGCCGCGCTGGACCGGCCGGCCGTGGCCCTGCTGGGACCGTTCGGGCCGGAGCACACGCTCAAATACTACAAGAACGCCCGGGCCCTCTTCCCTTCCCACGTCTGCCCGCACGCCCCGTGCACGACGTACGAGCAGCCCCAAGCCAAGTGCAAGGACGCAACCAACGCGGAAACGGGCGACCAGAAATGGTGCAACGTCATCCGCGCCATCAAGCCCGAGGAGATTGTCTCCGCGGTCAAGGAGGTGACATGAAGATCGAGAAGGTGAAAAAGAAGGACCTGCCCAAGGACATCGGCGTGATGAAGATTCTGGCCGAGAGAAAGAAAGTCATGTGGGAGCTGGACATCGAGGCCGAGGACAAGGTCATCAAGGACCTGGCCGAGTACGGCTTGCGCGAGATCAAGAAGGACCGGAAGGAGCTGGCCAGCTACGGCTTCCGCCGGGCCTTGGAGAACTTCATCGAGTCCGAGGAGAAGAAGAAGAGATGAACGACGGCAAGTATCTCTTCCGGGTCTACGACAAGAAGAAGGACGAGTTCACCATGTCGGTCTGGGCGGATTCATGGGAGGACGCCTACTTCAAGGTCCTCTTCAACCTGGGTTTAGACGTCACGGTCACGGCCGAGGATTTTCAGAGGCTGGTTCGGGAGTGATGGGATGAGCGCTTTTCTGACCGGCCTGGCTGGCATCCTTGGGGTCGTCGTTGGTGCGATGCTGATTCTTTTCTGGAGGAAGAGATGAGGCACGCGGCCAACCTGCCCTTCCACCAGTACGTCTCGGTCGACCGCAAGATCATCAGCGCCGGCGGGGCCGAGGGCTGGGAGGAGGCCGTTTGGTTTGGGCTGACGTCGGTTCCCCACCGGGCCTGGGGATGTACCGTGATGCTCAAGTGCGGTGCGGTCTACCGGGGTCTTCCCCTCCATGCCATGTCCCATATGGAGGTCGGTGAAGATCAGCACTGGACCCTGGGCGAGGCCCAGAGGTGGGACTGCTTTGGGTACGACTTCAGCCCGATCCGCTATGATTACCTCCGCGAGCTGGACTGCTCGGTCTGGATTCCAAAACGAAACTGCTGGTTTGGCGGGCACTATGTCTTTACGGCCGAGCCTTACGAGGACGGCTATTCGCTGGAGCCTTCCCAGACCAAGAGCCACCACTTCATCGCTCTGGTCAACGGCCGCTACGCCTGCGTGCCGGGAAACAACATCATCTGGAAGGAGGCGAGCTTTGTGCGGGACTCCGGCAAGCCGTCCTGGCTGCGGGTGCAGGAGGATTCCTGGCACGCCGAGGAGCCGGGCTGGGACCATGTGGTCGGGGAGGAGACGGCATGAGCCCGCTCCCCGCCAGCATCGGCCCCGACGAGATCGGGGTGCTGTCCACCATGCTCGACAGCGATTCCGTCCAGCCAGGGCAGCTCTTTCCCCTGCACTTCGGACACGGGGCCACGGTCTGCAACGCGATGATGTATGACAAATTCCACGGGAAAGGCTGGAGCCTAAACCTCGTCACCGGCTGGTTCGAGCGTGACGTAGCCCATTGCAAAGATTCTCTTGACGATCAAAACCCCAAACCAAAAATCCAACCCCCATGCCCCCAAGGACCGCCGCCCCCGCCGAACGGCTGATCCCGCGCTACCGCCAGCTCGCCTGTGAGGTGCTCTTCCAGGTGGTGCAGGACGTCAAGGCCCTCAACCGGAGAGGCTACCTCCGCGGCCTGACGCGCACGGGCAAGTTCGGCGCGGGCTACAAGTGCCTTGGTTACCGCGAGCCGGCCGAGCTGGACGAATTTGTCGCGTCGATCCGCGGCGAGCCGGTGCGGGTGTGGCTCAAGGCGGCCGACGTGGATCTCACGCACCAGCGGCTCATCTCGTGGCTGGAGGGGCTGACCCCGGAAACTTCAAAACCCCTAACCATTAACCGAAAGGAAGTGAACTAATGAGATACCTGGACAACACCGAGCAGGCCATCGGCACGCTGACGTACCGCATCAGCCAGCTTGAGCGCAAACTCGAGGAGCAGATCATCCCGGAAGCCCGCCAGACAAACGAGTCGCTTCGCCAGCTACGCCAGCAACTGGCAGCCAACCGCATCGCCATCCGGGAAGACAACCAGAAGACGGCCGCCGCGGTGACCGCGGGGATTCTGGATTGGAAGGACATTGCCGTCCCACCGGAGCTGATGATCGGCAAAAGCACGCGCCGGCGCGGGAAGCGCAGGACGGCCGGGACCAACCGGACCGCCGCGGTTGTGGCCAAGCGGTGGGCGCTTTGGAAAGTGCAGCGCGAGCAGGGCTACACGTTGCAACAGATCGCCAGGGCCTGGGGCTGCAACCACTCCAGTGTGGTCAACGCCGAGAGGCACAAGTTCCGGGCCGGATATATCGGGAGGCGGAAATGAGGATGGACGACCACCTGGCCCCCGTGCCGTCGGGGCTGGAGGAGCTGGCCCGGGATTGGCAGGTGGAGAAGTGCTGGGTTTTTACCGAGCCGCAGTGGCTGGAGGTGCTGGCCGTGGTGCGGTCCAACCCAATGCGGTACGGAATTGGGCAATGGTAGATCTTCACCCACCCCGCGATATGGAAGCCGAGTGGGCGGTTATCGCTGCCTGCTTTGCCGAGCCGTCAGTACTGGAAACCAACAAGGCTGAGATCCTGGACCCGCACAACTGGTCCCATCCCCTCACCCGGGCGGTGGCCCGGGGACTGCGCGAGGGGTTGCCGCCCGACGCGGTGGCCATGGGGGAGTTTGTCGCCAAGGAGTCCAAGGGCCATCTGGATCTTTTTAGCGAGAGGATCTTGTCCGGTGGTATCACCAGCTCGGCTCGCCTGGAGTATTGGCTGCCCCGCCTGCGCAAGACCTGCCGCCTTAGGCAGATGTTCCGGGCCGCCACCAAGGCCCTCGACATGGCCACCCAGCCGGAGTCCGACCCCGAGGAGGTCAGGATGTTGCTCGCTTCCGCAGCCCGGCCGCCCACGCACGGCAAACTCCCGCCCATCCTGGACGCGAGCCAGCTCGACGAGGCTGTCATCGAACGGCCGGAGGAGATTATCGCCGGAGCCCTTCACCGCGGGTGCAAGATGGTTTTGGGCGGAACCAGTAAATCCATGAAGACCTGGACCCTTCTCCAGTTGGCCATTTGCTGCGCGGCCGGGCTCCCCTTCTGGGACATGGCCACCAAGAAAAGCCGGGTGTTGTTCCTTAACTTTGAGATTCAGCAGTACAGCTTCCGGGAAAGAATCCGTCATATCTGCCGGGCTTTGGGCATTCCCATCCCGACCGATCACCTTTTCGTCTGGAACCTGAGAGGACACTCGGCGGACCTGTCCAGCCTGAGGCCCAGGATCGTCGAGCACATCCGCCTGGGTGAGTTTGGGCTGATCTGTTTTGACCCGATCTATAAGCTCTACGGGGACCGGGATGAGAATGCCGCCAGCCAGATGGCCGGACTGATGAACGAAATCGATTCGATTGCGGTTGAGACCAACTCGAGCGTGGTCTTCGGTCACCATTTCAGCAAGGCCCACGGGGTCAAGGCCGGCGTGGACAAGATGAGCGGCAGCGGGGTCTTCGCCCGGGACCCGGACTCGATCTTTGTCATGCATCCCCACGAGGAGGACAACGTGCTGATTGTTGAACCCACCTTGCGGGACTTTTCCCCCATCGACCCTTTCTGCGTCCAGTGGGAATTTCCCCTGATGAGGAGGACCGCGGAGCATAATCCCGACGCGGCCAAGGCCGCTGACGGCCAGCGCCGGGCCTACAAGGACGGGTCAATCCTAATGTGCATCAAGGAGGGCGGATCGACTTTCAAGGACATCTTCGACCAGGCCCACAAGGCCCTCGAGATCCCCAAGGGCACTCTGAGCAAGTACCTGACAAGGCTGATCTCGGCCGGCAAGGTGGCCAAGGAAAAGACCCAATTCGGGGAGATTTACAAGCTGGTAGACCATGCCGAAAAGGTGGCATTTTAGGCTCCGAAAAACATAGCCCTTTTGGGCTGTTTCGATGGTAAAGTTTTATTTTCTATAAGTTGCTGACCCAGCGTTTGTTTCGATGTTTTGGGTCCCTATATATATATAAAACACCGAAACAGTGCCCTAAGGCGGGCGACAAGTCGCCCCGCCCCTTTAAGGGGGCGGTTCCGCCAGTCGGGCACGTTTCGCCCGGTGTAAGCAACTAAGTCCTGAAACAGCCACAAACCAACCTAAGGACAAAATATGTCGCGGGCCGTCCGGGCGTCCGGCGTTGGTAGCTACAATTTGTGTTCCGTTGGAACATAATTTGTAGCCAGGCCAACGTCCGGGCAGTCGGCAAGCATTACAAAATAGGAGCCTATTGTGTAATCGGCAGGCGACTGCCAGCCGCCCGGCCGAAGGGGCTGGCGGGGCTGACCGTGGCTGGCAGGGTCTGGGGCATGAACAAACCACGCGGACTCTATGCGAACATCAACGCCCGGAAACGGGCCGGGACGAGCCGCCCGAAGTCGCGCTCCACGGTCAGCCCGAAGGTCTGGAAGGCCATGAAATCCAAGACCGGCGGGTTCAAGCCGTCGTAGTCCTTGCGGCGTAGCCCAACGCCATTACATTTGCGACAGCCAGCTATTTAGGGGTGGGAGGGTGCTGGTCGCTCCGTGGAGTGGGGAATATGGGGTCTCCACGGAGCAAGGTTTTCTGATGCCATCCCGGAGGGCAACGAATGTGGGCAAGGAGATCAGTTACCGGAAGCTGTGCGAGGAGCTGTTCGAGGAGAACAGGAAGCTGCGCGCCGTGTGCCGTGCATTTTGGAAGCTGGCCAACAACGCGGCGCAGAAATGTTCCGACGAGGTAGGCGAGACGATTACCAATGAGTGCATCTTCCGACTCCAGCGACTCGCCGCCTATTACGAATCCAGAGGGCAAAGACTATGAAGCTCCAATCGACCAACAAACCGCAGCGCCTGCCGGCGGGCTCGAACAAGAAGTTCATCGTGAAGGCGAGCGAGGGCGGCAAGACCAAGACGATCCGGTTCGGCGATCCGAAGATGGAGATCCGCAGGGACAATCCCGGGGCCCGCAAAAACTTCCGCGCAAGACACGGATGCGACAAAGGCGGCCTGTCAAAGCTGTCGGCAAAGTATTGGTCGTGCCGGCAGTGGAGGAGCGGAAGCCGGGTCGAGAGTTAAGCAAGGAAAAGCGCGCCGAGATTGAGGCGCGGTTGCTTAAGGCAATTCCAGACGATATTCCATCCGTTCGGGTTGGTCCGCGTGGATGTCTGATGTTGACTGAAGAGCACATCAGTATTGTGGAGGTGGCGATATCGAAAGGCTTCCCCTACGCGATGGCCGCGGATCTACTGGGCGTGGCAAAGTCTTCACTCTCAGAGTATCTGTCCCGCAGGCCGCGCATCGCCGAACGCCTAAAAAAAGCCGAGGCCCTGCACATCACCAAGCATCTCGAGCTGATCGACCAGGCCAGCGTAAAGAACTGGCAGGCATCCGCCTGGAAGCTGGAGCGTCGGCACCGCGAGCACTTCGGTCAACAGCAACAAGTCAACGTGGCCGGGGCCGTGGCCAATGTGCACTTCACCGCGGCGGATGCGGCCGTGCTCGTCGCCGCAACCAGGGCCAAGTTTGCGGGATCATCCGACAACGATCGGACAACTATCGATGTAACATCCGCAAAATCAGCGAAGCCTATCGTAGCGGCCGAAAGACACCTGAAGGACAAGCCGGCCGGATGACCCCCTCCCCCCACGACACCCCCCCGGGGGGCCCCCGCGCGCCCGCGCCCGCGCGCGCGTACCCCTTCAGAAATTTGGGCAAAAATAAAAAGGGTTAGATCTATGGCCAGCAAACGCAGAAAAACCCAAAAGAACCGGCTGAACTACAAGTATGTGTGGGAACTCAAATCCAGAACCCCCTGCTCCGATTGTGGCCAGATATACCACCCGTCCATCATGGAATTTGACCACAAGGATCCATCCGCCAAGCGCGGCATGGTTTCAGCAATGATGAATTGCAGGATACAAACTATTCAAGCCGAGATCGATAAGTGCGACATTGTATGCTCGAACTGTCATCAGTATCGAACATTTATACGCGGCCAGCACAAGCGCGCTGCTTTGAGCCGGCCTAGATTGACCCCTATTAAGCACAACGCCGACCAGCTACCTCTTTTCGAGCCATGCCCAGCCTAAGGCCAGCCACCAAGCCACGGGCCAGGAAAGGCAAGGCCATTCCCGCCAAGGTCGAGCACGAGATGACTCCGGCCGGCTTTGCCGAGGGCATCCTCAAGATGAACCTGTACCCATGGCAGAAAGACACCCTCAACAGCCTTTTCCCGGTCCACGCCCGGACCGCCCTGGTGGCCGCCAACGGGTCCGGCAAGACCAGCAACGTCATCGCCCCCGCTTTGGTCTGGCATATGGTCGTTTTCGAGAATTCGCTCTCCGTCGTGACGGCGTCCGTCTTCAGACAGGTCGAGAGTGTGCTTTGGCCATCCATAAAGGCCCTTCTACGGCCTTTTGGTGCGCTGGTAGAGTCCACGAGCGGGGAGATCCGCTTCAAGCATTCTAACGGGCTTATATCGCGAATTATTGGGTTTACCGCGGGCAACGACACCGAATCCGCCGGCCGGGCCGAGGGTTTCCATGCCGCCGACCATAAAACCGCGCCCCTGCTCTACGTTGTGGATGAAAGTAAGACGGTGCAGGACAGCATCTTTGTCTCGGTCTTCCGCTGCCAGCCCACCCGGCTCCTTCTGGCTTCCAGCCCCGGGGCCCCGGTCGGGCAGTTCTACCGCTGTTTCAGCAAGGAGGCCGACATGTGGAAGACCTTCAAGGCCACCGCCTGGGACTGTCCCCACATCAGCCCGCTCTACATTGCCGAGATCGAGACCCGTTACGGCAAGAACAGCCCCTACACCGCCTCGATGCTCCGGGCCGAGTTCATGGACCTG